GTCAGAACTTTCAATGGCCTTAGTCTTAAGATTAAAAGCCATACGGGCGCCCTTATCCAAAAGCTTCTTAACCGAATCACGCAACCTAGCGCCATAAAAACGAAGGCCATGATCAAAGCCAGCAAAATTGTCGTCCGTATAAAGCCCTGAAACTGCCATAATAGGAACAACGGTTATAATGACTGTTTTACTAATGGTGTTAAAATAACTAGTAAGACCTCTATTGGTGTTGGTGTTAAAAATAGGTAATGTGCTAAAAAACTTGCTCAAGCACACAATTGCAAAACCAGACGTTATTGGCTGAGAACGAAGTTGATCAATAGCCTTCCTGAAAAAGTCAACAATATCAACAGTCAAAGCTGAATAATCGTGATCACTCTTAAGAAAAGCAGGCAAAGAAAGGTCAGGAACGAGATTTGGAACTTCCAATTCCTCGTCGGTATCTTCTTCAGAAGAATCAGCGACAAAACTAGAATTAAAAGTAGAATTTGGAATGCAAGTAGTCTCGCCCATGGCGTCTGTGAAGCTCCGATTAGCATTCAACAAATCAGCTTGTCTGAAACATTCATCTACACCATCAATGGTAATAAGGTGTGGAATAAAGCCATGGAGAATTAAACATGTAGTGAGTGATGTCGTAGTGGAAATACTTCTCATCCTCTTGACTTCGTCTCTAATTCCATAAGAATATGTGGCCATTCCACTAATAATGGCACTCATCCAGCAAACAGAATAAATAGTGATCGTCTCAAAAGAAAAAGGATCACATGTCCAAGCCCAATGGAAGCGAAAAGCGAAAAGCACTAACCTTGCAAGGCTAAACCAAACTTGAGAAAAGACAATTATCTCGACGTACCCTTGGAATGGCGCGTCAAACTTGAGAAACTTGGCCATGGGGAGAGTTCCCCTGTACTTGTAAGAAATGTAAGAAAAATAGAACAGGGAAAAAACGTCCATCCCCACCCAGCTCCAATGGAACAAGCAAAACAAGAACAAATAGAGAGATAATGGAAGTTCCTCAATCTGTCGTGATTCCATAGGATTGACATGAGTGGAAGATGGAAAAAAACCACGATCAAAGCTGTCATCGCTGAAGGTGGAACAAGAAGAAGAAGAATAGTGAGAAGAAGAGTCAACATCAGTTGAATAAGTGTGTTGTTGGTTAAGCTTGTAAAAAGAAGGCAAATCGTGGGGAATTCCTTCTTCGTAAAAGTCGTCACCGGGTTGATAATGTTGGATCTCTCCAGTGGATATTAAAAAGTTATAAATCATCGCGTCAAAGCAAGCTTTGGACTCATGGGGTTTGGGTTTGCTCATGGTCCTTGGCTTTGTAGCTTTGCGCTTGCGCAAAATAGTGTCAATGAGATCGCCTTTAAAAGGGTTCATCATTTTATGGGTAAAACTACCATCAAGTGTAAGAAGGTGATAGTAGTTGTCGCTCAATCCAGAAATGGAATGGTCAATGGGAGGAGTTATCCTCTGGAGAGCTAGTGGGACTACACCAAAGCTGTAGTCCCCACAGATACTGTAAATACGTTTCTGTGAGTGGGTGGATTTACGGCTGACCTCTTTGGAAAGGGCAGCCATACTGAAGCACACGGGTTTGTAGGTAACACAACTTTTAATCATTTTTTATTTCAATATAGGGTTTTGTGTTGGATAGCAGCTGTGTGTGCGGGTCGTTAAGTGTAAATTCTCAGTGTTTAATAAATCCGAAAAGAAGATTTCGCAATCATCTGCCGAGTCATGCGTTCGTGTCAATGTGTAAAGTTGATAAACTTGTGAAAGTCAAAAGAGAGGACCACTCCTCTCTCTAAAGCTTTGCCACAGTGGGGGCCCTTCAAACCCCTAATACGGACTAGGCTCACGAACAACATGTGTAGGGTTTTACTTAGATCATTAGATAAACATCAGGACCCAACCTGAGTTTGCGTTAAGGTAGAGAGTATGGTGGGTTGCGAACCCCATATGTCACTTTCTATATGGCATGGGTGGCCTAGTGACATCTTGCAGTTAGGGAAACTCTCCCCCAGGGGGGTGGAATAATTTAAATTGATCTTCATACACTTTCCTGGTTATGATGGCGAATTCTTCCTCGGATGAAGAAAACGCTGATAGTCGTTACTACGAAGTGACTGTGGACACTGTCCAACAAATCCACAGTATTCGTAATGCACTGTAGTGTAAAAGTTAACGGCCTATCCAGGAGATGTTTTATATGAAAATGGGACACAAAAACAAACAAAGTGTTGTAATCAAGTTCTATATTTGATAATAAAGAACTGTCATTCAGGTGTAGTCAATACCTATATAAATTTAAAGACCAAAGAAAGTTTTATAATATAAAAAGTACAAAAAACAAACAAAAGTACTAGAGAATCGCGTAAAAAGAAAGCGATAAGTATGTTAAAATTAAAAGAAGAAAGGAAGAGCAATGTATGTGTTGCTCTAAAGAAGGTAATGAGGAGAAGGAGCTAAAAGAAATTAGTGAAAAGAAAAGCCTTCTAAAATATGCATACAATTAAAAGAATTAAAATACTGAGCTAAAGTGTAAAAAGGTAAAGTATTAATGAAAGAATAAGAAAATGTTATTTAT